CGTTTTCTTCTTGGCATCAAACTCAAACTCACGTACACGCTTGAGGATAGGGCGGCTGATGTTACCGATACGGGTTGACATCATACCAACGATAGGATCAAGTGCTTCGCCTACAGCCTGTAGTGCTTTACCTACTGCTGTGACAGGCTTAGGCGCTGCAGGTTCTACCCCTACCTTAGTGACAATAATATCTTCTGGCTTGGCTTTGTCAATGTTGCGACCGCTTACCTTGCGTCCCATCTTCTGCCCTTTGATGGGTGGCAGTGCGTCTACAATAACAGCAGCACCATCGTCGACCATGTTCTGCAGCGTAACAGGCAGAGCAGCGTCTCCGTTTACTACAACTTCCAGCTTACCAGTGGTAGGGTTGTTGCGTGACATGATCTCTAAGGAACTACCAATCTCGTCAGCATTGCGAGCGATACCACGACCGATAGCAACACCGACACCAGCACCTAGACCAAGCCCAAGCAAGGTATCACGGGCACGAGTATCTTCATATCCTTCTAGCTGCGGCTGTAACGCACCGTAAGCGGCACCCTCAGCTCCAAGAACAGCAGCAGTACCTAGACGACCCATGCCAGCAGTGACACCACCAACAGGCAGTACAGCAGCAGTAGCCAAGACACCAGCTACGTTACCCAGTGTAGCGATGATCGGGTTACTTTCTGCAGCCAAGTCTGCCTTAGCTCGTGCCATTAGAGCAGCACGCTCATCGAACTCTACAGGTGCTCCCATTTTCTCCAACCCTTGGAACACTGCCTGCATAGGTGCGGCAATACTGTTCTCAAAGTTACGAAGGAACCCCGTCTCTGTCTTGATGTCTTCACGTTCTTGTGCGAAGATAGCGTCAATCTTGGCTTTAGTTTCCAACTGCTCTGGAGTTAACTCCGCACTTTCTTCAACAACTTTTTCAGGAGCTTCTTGCGGATTTTGTTTTCTTAAAGCAGCGAGGATCTTATCTTTAGTGGCTTGCTGCTCTGCTGTAAAAGAAACAGAAGCCGGCTGAGTAGTCTCAACCGGTTCCGCTGCCTTGATAGGTTCAACTTCATTTAAGAAGCCGTCTAAAGTTGGCATATATTGCCCTCATTTATTTAAGATAGTTACCGTAGCCGCCCATGTTTGCTTTATCTTGCTCAGTAAGACCGCCCTCGTAGCCTTTCAAAGCCTGAAGAATTTCTGGGCCGGTCAATACAGTGCTTCCTGCTGTCGGACCACCGGTGCTATACTGATTTACCAGATTGCTGTAATCCATGTTAGCAGGAACCGACTGCTCTACAGGTACAAACTCATTATTTACTTTATCCCATCGACTAAGGATTCCGTTAATAACAGCGGTGCCTCCTAACGCAAGCGCCGTTGCATTCTCTTCTTGCATTTGCGCCAACCTAGCTTCTGGAGATAGTGTAACAGGGAGTTCATCTTCAAGTTTTTTAAGAGCTTCATCCATTGCCTCCGAGGAAGCAACTCCAAAGTTTTTAGCCCCTTTACTGTCAGCAACAATGTCATTAGCACGCTGTGCAACCCGTGATAAAAAAGCTTCCTTAAACTTCGGATCAGGAATAGTACCGCCAAAGAAACTGCCGTCAGGATCTTTGATCTGTGGAGTAGCTGCTTCAATAAGGGCGCTGGCGCCTTGTCGTAAATTAGCAAGTGCCGTTACTTGACCGATCTGTCCTTTAGTAGCTTCCCCTGATCCCTTAGCTGCAGTAAGCTTGCCTTGAACAATACCAGTAGCGTTTCCAACAGGGACAAACTGGCCGCTGCCGTCCGCTGCCATCAACTGACCGTTACTGACACCTCCCATAAATTCCTGTGTACCGTTGTTGTAAGTACCGACCTCAGTCAAGTCCAGCTTCTTGGATTCGGAAGCCAGCTTGAGGTAATCTTCAGCAGGAAAACCTGCAGCCACTAGACCAGCAAAATCAGGAAAGTCGTCTTTCAAATACTTAACAGCTGCTCCCCGCTTGGCAGTTTGTGCTTTTGTTTCCTTTTCTAGTACAGTAGCAGCCGTCTCACGATCTTCTACTGTAAACTGGAACTGCTGTGCTGCACGCTGTGAAGCCTGCTCCGCACGCTGTGACGCCTGCTCTGCACGACTGTCCTGTGCCGCTTCACGAGAGATCTGACGATCACGATCAATGCCTGCCTTAACCTTTGCCTCTGCTTCGTCAATGCGTTGGTTCAGTACCATGAGCATACGAGGATCAGCGTTTTTAGTTTGTCCAAGCTTAGTCCGCAAATTCTTCATCTTGACTAAGTTACCTGACATGACATCTTGCATGGCGACTTGGTCCTTTACTGCTTCTTTCTCTTGGCGAGTCTGTAGTCCAAAGCCTTGACCAATGTTCTCTGCAAGCTGGGCACCTAGAGCACCACCGCCTGCAGCAACCTGTCCAAGCAGACCAGCCATTGATCCACCCATTGTTCCTACTTGTGCTCGCTGCTGTTGCAGTGCATCCATGCGCTTATTTCGTAGGTCTGTCGGCGTAGCAAACAAACCTGAGTAATCAATAGCCATCTTAATTCCTTATGTGTTATACTTCATCAGGCCAAGACCCAAGTTGCTGAGGGTATTAGAGCTACCCAGACCAGCAGCCAAGTTAGCTTGAGCGGCACCAAGACCACCCTGCATCAGTGCGGTACCTTGGGCAGCGCCGGCGTTAGAACCCATGCCACCGAACTCAGCACCCATTGTTAGAGGTGTCATGCCTAGCTGCTCAACACCCAGCCCCTGTTGCATGAGACCAGTACCACGAGCAATAGAGGCATCTAGTTCATTCATGCTCTGCTGTCGTGACTGCTGCGCCAGCGCCATGTTCTGCAGTTCACGTGCCTTGTTCATTCCCAAGTAGTCGGGTTGGTACATACCACCAGTGCCTGCACCGGCTGCTTCGCCTGCTAAACGCAGACCCAAACGACCTGAACCGAAGGCGCCCTGCTGCATCTGTACGTCTTGCTGTGCTCGTCCAGGCTCCTGCATCGCCAGCATTTCGTTGTAGTACTGTTGAGCGTTTGCTGTGGGGTCCATCGTCTGAGGCAACCCTTCAGCGCCCATCATCATTAGACGGTCACGGTAGGCCGCTAGAGCAGGGTCAAGTTCGTACCCTGCAGTTTGGTTCTCTGCATCAAAGAAACCAGTACCGTATCCAGTAGTGACTGAGTACGGTTTGAATGCTGCAGCTTCGGATGCTCGTTCGGCTGCTGCTAGTTGTGCGGATGCTGCAGATTCTGCGGCTTTGTTTGCTTGATTCTGGCCGAGCAAGCCAAGACCGGCTGCGGCGAAGTTAGTCCAACTCATTATGCAGTCCTCTTCCACATGTATACTGTAATGTACGGTTGCAAGTTATTGTGCGCTGCGCCACTGCCGGTAGAGCCTGACGTAGTGCCGCCATTTTGATAGGGGTGAGTACGACTACCGCCGCCAGCAACGTCAGAAAGGTAACTAGAACCAGTAGTGCCTGTAGTGTGAGTGTGTGCAGGAATTTCGTCTTCAATTAAGGTGTGAGTTTTAGCACCGCCTGTTTCTTCAGCGGTGTCAAAATCTGTATCGCCTGAGTCAAGACCAACTAACACACGACCAGCACCAAAGGCTGCCCAAGAACCATGACCAAGTAATGTTGAAGGATTTGTAGATACGGTTGCATTAGTGTAAATAGAGCCTACAGGGTAGACTGCGTTTACAAACTCAGCTGAAGTAGTCGCACCGTTAGAAACTGCTGTTGTTACAAACGCAGTAGTAGCTACCTGAGTACTGTTAGTACCGGCGGTTGCTGTAGGAGCAAGAGGTGTGCCTGTAAAAGTAGGAGAGTTCTTGTCTGCTTTAGAGTTGACTGCAGTTTCAATTCCCTCGAACTCGTCGTCAATCTCTGTACCCTTGACGATCTTGTTAGCTGATCCAGACGGCAACGCATCCTTAGATGCGAAGTCCGTAAGTTTAGTGTAGTTGGACATTAGTAGATCCTTCCTTTCTTAATGTAGATGTCAAGCTTTTGAATGGAGAGAGGTGCGCCATCAATGACAGCTTCAAAACCTACCTGAATCACGTTGCCCGAACCACCTAAAGATGCTCGGATGTTGTCAGCTAGTGTGCCTGTACTGTATTCTGCAATACCATACTCGGCAATACCATACTCATAGTTAGTTGCTGTTTGGATTGAAGCAGGAGAAGAGTTGTAAGCGTCCGAGTAATCAAACCCAGTCTTCAATACAAAGTCCTGACCTGTGCCACCAATCAATGTTACTGCCAACCGCTTAAGAATCTTCACTTGCGAAGCATTGTCAAAGTCAAAGTAGTTGGTGTAGTACTTCATCGTGTACTTGTTGCCGTTGTCCTGCTGACCTCTGTACTCTGCAAAACCATTAGTCTGCATGAAGTACAAGGTGTTGTCAGTAGCTAGCATATTTACTTGCGTCTGATTATCCCAAAGAGTTACACGATAAGAACCATCCTGTAGTGCCGACCGAGTATCAAAGCAATACACCCGCTTGAACGTAGGCAGCAACAACAAATACATCGCCTCGTCTACAAAGTACACTGCCTTAATATTAGCGACTGTCTCAGCACTGACGTTACGAACTAGGTCATCTCGAACATTCTTAGACAAGTCTCGCATGGGCAAAGACTTTTCTTGGATGACTCGTCCAAGTGAGCGCAGGCCATCAGCAGATAAGAACAGAATGTCAATACCTGTGTTTCTAATTGTGTCACGAGCAACACACCCGACGCTATTGATTACTTCTACTAGTCGAATAGTCGCAGGATCAAGAGCAGTGTCAGAGTCTGTATCGCCAAATACGACAACAGAGTTGCGACAGAAGATAATCAACTGTCCGTTCTGAGCACCAATTCCTGTGATCTCGTCAGTACCTTGTACCAAAATAGCTGTAAGATCCAGAGAACCAGCAGAGCCAGTTCCCCAGTTACTGCCATCAAGAAGATCGGACCAGTACAGCGTCATCTTGTCAGCGGTAGTATCGGCTGCCCATAAACGACCATAAGCAGAAAGGACAGCGTTAGCGTTCGGCACTGTGCCTGCGTAAGTTGCCTCGTCTTCTACGTCAGTGATGGTGCCAGCGACAGGATCAAACACCATCGGCTTGTATCCACGCTGAAAGTAATATGCCTTGTCGTTAAGAGTAGCGCACTGCCAGTTACCCGCAGTAATAGTGTTGTCAGTAGTAGGTGTGATTTCTGTAAGAGTAGCAATGCCTTTATAGAAAGAATCATCAGACCAAGACAGAATAGTTTCCATGCCTGTAATGTCTACAAAGCGATGAGACCCTTCAAGGTTAACACCGTCGCTACCACTTGTAATATACTGCCAACCCTTGCGTGCTCCAAGACGACCGTACTTGTCAATAACACAGTTGTCTGCTTGGAGTGCAAAGCCAGCAGCAAGAGTTACCGAAGATTCCTGAGTGTTAAGCCCAAAGAATCCAGGTGCTGCAATACTTGCCGATTGTAACGGACTGCTCATACTTCATTCCAGATTAACTCTTCAGGATGCTTGGCACCGTCAAAAGAAATGGCATCACTCAAAGCTCGTTGTGCTGCAGCGTAGGCAGACACAGAGCTAACACCACCATCTTCACCACGTTCTTCTACTGCCTTAGCGTATGCCAATAGCATGATAGCTTGACTAGGTACATCCGTGCTGTCAGCATCCATTTCAAAGTCTTCTGTTCGCAGAATACAGTTAAAGCGAATGTCGTAAGCACCATTAGGGATCGGATAAAGATCTACTAAAGTATCGCCATCGGCACTAATGCCGTTAAACGAGTAGAAAGAAGGTTCAGCACGAGAAGGATCTGTAGTGAGGAACGCTTTGTTCATCCAAGAAGCAGTCTTGTATCCCATCACAATATCTGATGTGTCATTGATTACATCAAGGATAGTAGCTCGGTTACCGCTGCCGTTCAACTCGTAGTTAAATACTCCATTAGAAGTAGTAGCGGACAGCGTAGTACGAAGCGCACTCCAGTCCCAAGAATCCTCTACTTCCCGTTTAGCATCGTTAACCAAGATACCAATAAGAGTAGAGTATGTATTCTCATCAACCGAAGAGACTGTTCTCTCTCGTAGTCGTTTCAGTACGTTGTTAACAATCTGTAGGTAGGTCATCTTTATCTCTCTATATAGATATAGTGTAGCACAATTTTATGTAAAAGTCAATAGGTAAGGAGCAAGTATTTACTCACCCCACCCATCAGAGTCTCTGCCACCTGAGAATGAATCATTAGCAGATGACCAGTTGCCTCCACTAGTAGCACCAGAGCTATTGTTATTCTCGTAAGAAGTATCCCCATAAGAGGAAGAGAATGTAGTGGGATCAAAGTCAGTCCCAGGAGTAGCAGCTAATACAGGTCCAGTGTAGTTGTCAGCCATGCCTCGACTAAACGTATTGTTACCGTACTCTTGGACACCATCACCGATACCAAACATACCACCGACTGACTTGCCAAGGTTGACTAAGCCATCAAACATACCACCAATACCGCTAGTAAAACTATTACCCTGCGATTGGAAAGGATTGCTATAAGTATTTAAGGCGGCTTGGTTAAGCAAACCACGATCAGTTACAGCACCGAAGTCCCCAGCCTGTGCTTGGTTAATCAAGTTAGCTGCGTTACCTTCAGTAAGTAACTCGTACCCCTTGGCTTTCGCTTCTTCAATATCCGTGACACCCAGCTGCCGTCCAAGTTCTAACGCAGCTGCATCTTTCTCGTAGCTCTGAGCAGCCTCACCAAACATGATGCCCAACGGACCCATTAGACCACCAGCGGCTTGTCCATAATCGACACCTTCGCCACCTAGCTTTGCAATCTGTCGCTGTAGGATCTCTTGCTTGGTAAGTCCTGGAGTATAGGCTGGTCCGTCACCATCGCCATTGTCCTGCACGTTCTGTACTAACTGACCCAACGGTACTGCTGTTGCAACAGGAGCCTCTACAGGAGCAGTAGGAGTGTCCATCATACCTTGAGTACCAAGGACACCGCCACCACGTAGCGCAGCTAAACGCCGGTAATATTCTAATAGGCTCTCGCCCGGATTCATCTGCATGTTAACCTCCTTTGATAATGTCACTATATTCGATAACGCTAATCATGCCCGTCATTGCTTTAGATGCCATCATCTCAACACGATCACCCGAACCAATCTGAATGAATTGATTAGGTTGTCCACCAATTTCAAAGTACTCACTAGCCGTCACGGTATAAGCGTGAAACACTCCTAAAGTACTGTCACTGGCTTTGTTGTAAATCTGTAGGTCAAACGTACCATTAGATCCTGCAGTGTTACCAACAAACACAAGAACAATCTCAGCACGCTTGTTGCGAGGAACTTCATAGACTGTTTGCATTGATGTTGACAACGCTTTAGGAAATGTTTTCTTAATCATAGTCCTTCCTGATAGAACATCTTCACCATGTTAGCACAAGTGTCTGAACGTACAATGTCGTCCATCTCAAACTCTACCACACAAGTGCGAGGAGGTTCGTAGTTATCTAATAATCGAATGAACTGAACAAAGCCAGTCTTGTTTTTAAGGTCAGTCTGGTTGGGGTCACCCATCAGTACCAACACAGCGTTCTCACCAATACGTGTGGTGATTGCTTTGATCTCATCCATGGTAAGCTGTTGCGCCTCGTCTACCAAGATGACTGCGTTATCAAAGCTACGACCACGAACGGTCTCTAATGCTACAGTTTCGATCTTACCCTTGGACATTGCATGCTCGTAGTAGCCTCGACCCATCTGCCTGCGCAGTACATCGGTCATAGGCATTACCCAAGGTTCTAGTTTCTCAGCTAAAGTTCCTGGGATAGCTCCCAAGCTCTTACCAGTTGGGACGTTAGCACGGGTTAGGATGACCTTATCAATGTCACCAGCTACTAACCACTGTGCTGCCTGTGTTGCTACTGTAAATGTCTTGCCTGTTCCTGCTGGTCCTAGTGCCACTAATAAATTATTATGTTTTAGTTGGTGGTACAGTTCCGATTGTTGTTGTGTCTTAGGTTGGAACGATACTTGTGGACGATCTAGCTGACGAGGTTTTCCCACGGATTATCCTTATAGGGTTAGTTTACCATTTAACTTTGTCTGCCCAGTAAGCAGCAGACATCTTGCCTTTCTTAATGTTAGAAGCATGTCGTGCCTTGAAAGACGCTTGACGCTTCGTAGGTTTGCGATCACCTGTTACACCTTGCTGACCGAATCGGATAGTCTTAATCTTATCCCCTTCTTTAGCAACTACTACGTGGCTCTTAGTAGAATGCTTAGGTGTACGCTTAGGTTTATTATACCCGCTTACACCTGCTTTGTCAAGTCTTGAATCTTTCTTTGTAGGCATTACTTACTTCCTCATATTCTCGGATACTTTCTCGGCAGACCTACCAAGTACGTAACCTCCCAAGCCGATCTGAACCAGCTGGTAGAGTTCCAGAACTTGGGTCTCGGACATGTTATTGGGTGTGAACCCGAACCAATGTGCACAGATAAGGCCAACAAATACAAGCATAGTAAGCGGACGCCAATTACCTTTAAGCCATCCACCCTGTGCTTCTGCCAATACGATCTTCGCCGCCGCCTCAAACTCTGTATTCCGTTGGTTGATTAGCTGTTCACTTGCTTCTGCTTTGATGCGCTGCGCTAAGTCCTTGTCAGGCACTGTCTTGTCAATGATACGACCCAGCGTAGGCAACAAAGCAGTGATTAACTGGATCACAGCGCCAGTACTTTAAGGACGCTGGAGATTCCCATTTGATCTGCAAAGTACATAAGACCTGCTCCAATAGCAATCCAGCGAATCTGAGCTAACGTTTGCTGGATACCTTGGAGAGAACTACGAAGTTCAGCACTAGTATCTTTCAACTCTGTCAGCTCTTCACTGTGTCCTTCGGTAATATACTCTAGTTTTACTAGCCGAGTTTCTAAGTCGCTTCTTCGTTTCTCAGTATATTCTTCCATTAGAAGTCCGTGATGCCATGGCTCTGCAAGAGCTTAATTAAAGGTACATTGCCAGTCACTATATCAACCAAGTCAATAGCAACAATTGATTGCCGTGCCTCTGCACGCTTTTCTAAAACCAACTGCGGAATTGGTTCACCTGTTTCAAAGTTACGTACAACTAACCAGTCAGTGCTTTTTAAGTACGCTTCATACTTTTCATTTTCAATGACCAGCTCTAAAACTTCTTGATCTGTATACTCATCCGTCATCTTACACGCTCGGCTTTACTTGTCATGTCATTCTTCCTTATGTGGGTTTTGTTGGCCAGACTACATCTAAGTAAGCGTACTTATCTGCACTGTTCCACGCCCACTGTGGATCAGGATTGTTGGCTGGCATATCTCGAAGAGCTTGTCGGTATAATGCCCATTCAGTCTTCTGAACAGCTGATAAAGGAGAGTCCACAGACTGAGTCCAATCAGTGCTGGCTAATCGTCCGTTACGCTCTTCCTTTAGAAAAGATACAGCATCTTCTGACATCATCTCATTCTTTAAAACATCAAGCTGTCGTGCCAGTTCTTTTTCTATAAAGTCTTCAAACGCTTGAACTAAAGTATCATCAACTAGTGGCAAGTTACCTGCAACAGTTTCCAAAGTACAATTAGAACCTTGGCACTGAACAGCGTAAACATCTTCCAACATGTTTACCTGCAAGAAGGCATACCAATCGTCAGAAGGTACAACGTTATACGCTTCGCCGTTCAGCACAATCATGTTGTCTTGGACCACACAAGAAATAGTTTTCATTTGACCTCCATATTGTACCAACCAGTAGCAATATATTTATCTTTGTTGTAAGGTGGATTACCTTTGTGACCGTGAGTCCAAAAAGCAGGGAACAGTACAATAGTACCTGCCTTGGGGTTCAGTCTCTTTACTTGGCTGCGGAACTCCGTCTCACCACCATCTTCTAAATCCAAAGTATTTAAGTATACCATCCACACAAGCTGACGACGAGAAGATCTAGCATCGCTTGCTTCACAGTGCCAATGCGTAAAGCCGCCACCTGGAGGAGTCTTTTGTATTTTGCAACAGTCTGAATAAATATCCGTACCAAGTAAATGTAATTCAGGATACTTTTGAATGTAGTCAGAGAGTGCTTTATCCAAGAAGCCATTGAGATCAGCAGCCATTACAGGATCGTGCTCTTCTAAAATAACCGAGACATCTTTCCTAAGAAGCTTTGCTGCATACTGCTCTGCCCCGTTAATAAGACCAGATGGATTAGACTTAGCAATATTGTCTATCAGGTTTATAACAGCATTGCACATATCCAGCGGTAGGGCGTCTTCGTATACTTCGATGAAGTCAGTCATTCTTTCTCACTTTAATTGCCAGCGTGTAGCGGACAGGTGCTTTAGTAGTAGACAAGCCGGCCATGTGCCAGACTTCGCTATTAAAGATAACAGCTTTGTTTGGCTCAGGGCAGACAGTATCAATTACTTCGATTGAGGATACGCCATCAAAGAAGTAAGTATACCCCTGCCACTCACGATGCCAGTCAGGATTCAAATAAACCAAAATCGTATAGTCGTCCTTGTAGGCAGAGTCTACGTGTGCTTTGTTAACTGTAGCAGAATCACTACAGTTAATGTAAGCATCAAGTAACTCTACTTCACCTAGCTCATTTACAATTGTTTTAAAAGCATCCGACTCTTTGAAAGACTCTAACTCAAAGTGATGAGAAAACCGTAAGTCCGTCAAGTCTCCGTTGATATCTGAGAACTGGTTACGTGTATAAGGGGCTTCCTTACTATACTTAACCAGCTCTGAGAATGTGCGGTTTGCAAAAATATCTTTAACAATTCTAATCATGTTTTCATAATGTATGCTAGTGCATAGTAAAGTGAACGAGTGTCAACAGATCCAACAGAGACAGTACCTGTTTTAGCAACGCTTCCTGACAAAGAAGCTGTGCCAGACTTAGTAGGAGCACCGCTTAAAGTAGGAGCACCTGACATTGTATGTCCATGAGAACCTGAACTACCTGTACTTGTTGTAGCGTGAGTACCTTGCCCTACGTACTGAGAAGTTGCACGAGAACGACTACCGCCATTGTTGTCACCTTGATAGTTGTACGAAGCGTGTGTGTGTGCTGGAATCTGAGCAGTGCTAAGAGTGTGGTTAGCAACCGCCAAGTTACCTACACCAACAGCCAAGTTGCCAGAGGTAACACCAATGTTATCCGTTACACCCAAGTTGCTACTAATACCAATCCCATCTGTAACCGAAGGGGTTGCACTGTTAGAACCACCTGTGGCATCTACAGCATAGCTATTGCCAGCACCAACTACAAAGCGATCTGTTAGGTTAGGTGTGCCACTTGTTCCGTCACACAATGCCCACCCACTTGGGATCGTGCCTGTGCTACCTGACCACAACAAAATCATACCGGAAACAAAAGCTTCTGGAATTGTAACCGAAGCAGAACTAATGTTAGTGATATGACCAAAAGTATCCAGAGAAATGTCTTGGATAAACGTAGTACCTGAGTTGTCAACACTCGCTTGAGAACTGGTATCCGCATGGCTAATGGTACGATCAGATGCTAAAGTACCTCCACCAGTAAGACCAGAACCTGCTGTAATGCTAGTAGCTTTAAGGGCGGCATCAGCAACAACAAAGTTACCAAATGCCATTACGTTTAACTCATCGTCAAGAGAAGCCCCAGCCGTAAGTGTAACAGTCGATGATGTAGCAGTGTAGTCAGTAGTGGGTTCTAACAGTACACCGTTAAGGAATACCATTTCAACACCAACGTTAAGCGACATTACATTAGAGTTATCATCTGATCCTGTGAACACAGTCTGACCTGCAGTAGCTGTGTACTCATACTTGTCTAAAGTTTCGATAGATGCAGAAGATGCTTCAATCCACATAGAGCCATCGTAGATCTTCATTACTCCGTCAGTGCTATTAAAATACAAAGAGCCAGATACTAAGGCGTCACCGTCGTTGTCTGTTGCTGGGTCGCTTGTCTTACTTCCCAAGTAACGGTCATCAAAGCTATCGTAGACTGCAGCGGCTGAAGCTGCTGATGACGCTGCTTGTGTCGCTGATGTTGATGCGTTTGTTTCAGAGGTAGCTGCGGCAC